ATGCTAATTGTTCTTTGTCTAACTCTAACTTTTCAGCTGACATTGCATCAATTTTAGAATATGCATCATCTATAACAGAAGTAAGTTGTGCTCTTTCTTCATTCTGAGACTCACGAACTGCAATGGATCCGTTTGGACCTCTTATCCTATCATAATTAATTAATACTTGTACTGCTTTATCTAATTGACTAATAACTGTTTCAGCATCTTTTATTCTAACTTTTTCTCTTTCAATCTTCGTATCAATTCTTTCAATAAGTAAACTATTATCACCTACTGATAAAGTTTGATCCATATGAGCTTTAGATAAGAAACCAAAGATACCCATTGAAGTTATAAACATTAAAACTATAACTGCAATCATAAAATATGCTTTAATTAATTTATTAGCTTTGTCCCAATATTGATATAACCATGAAGCTGTAAGTAGTTTACCAACTTCAAGTACTGCTCCCATTATAGCAATAGGTATTTTAGCTGCAGCAAAGATAGCCATTAAACCAACTATACTATACCATGCTGCAACTACTGAAATAGCTAAACCAACCAATAATGTAAGAATACCAAAAAACACTACTTACCTCTAGTATATCCTAATAGTTTATCAATTTGACCTTCAACTTGAGTTTTACGATCTGGCCAATAAATATATTCTTTATCAGATGTTTTTAGTAAATTAACAAGTAAAGGCATAACCAACTTTTCAACTTCATATAACTTATCTTTATATGCTGCTTCCATTTTATCTTTTGCAGCTTCAACTCTATTTACTTGAAGACTTGCATCTCTAAGTTTTTGTGAGGTTGTTGCTTCTATTTCACTAACCTTTTGATCTGCTAATGTTTCTTTTTTACGATATTCTTCTTCACTTACACCAGTGAAACCATAATCATAATCCATATATTCTTCAGGTATTTGTCTTTTTAATGCCATTAGAAAAAATCCTCCAACGTTGCTTGTTTCTCAAGTTTCCATCCAATACATTCAATAACAGCTCGTATAGGATCAAGATATCCTTTATCAAACTGTGTCTCATAATCTACACTTGTTCTAACTTTAAACTCTTCAGGTAATAATGTTGTAAATGCAATAACATTTTCTTTTACACGATTAGGTAGTTTTAAATAAACAAACTTAATCTTATCTCCAGAAAATATTTTATCATACTTTGTATCAATACCTAACTCTTTTAAGTAATGATTATAAAGCAATGCTCCTCGTACATGTATTGGTGTTGACTTTCTATATATTTTTGCTTTATCAGTATATTTATTGATATTACTGGCTCCTCTTGGAAAGGCAACATCTTCAACAGGTAGTCTATAAAACTTCTTTCTTGCATCTTCAATAAAAGTTCTAGTACTATTTTCACCATGACCCATAATAACTTTCAGAGTTTCTTTGATTAAGTTTCTACACGATAAAGGTGTACTACTTCGAACAGCTTCAAGACCAATAATCTTTAGTTTAGGATCTTTATATCTTACACCCTCATTATCAAGTACACTTAATGTATAATGTTTTTTACCAGTCCAAATACCCTTCTCAGCTATAACTTCTCGTTTCATAACCATCTTTTGTTCATTACAATTCATAGCTTGTCTTATATTTTCATATGTTGTATCAAACAATGGTTCTAAATGTTCTTTTGCTAACTTATCTAAAAACTTTAATCCTCTTTGTCTTGATACATTATCTCCAAGAACTTTCTTAACTAATGGTCCAAAGTTTATATATAAACTATCTGTATCAATTGCTATAACATAATCTTTATTAACAGTCTTTAATATTTTATTTAAGTTTTCATTGATAGCTTTCTCAGCACTTCGTATAGTATGTTGACCACTCATAGTTATACTTTCAGCTATACGAATATCATAATATCTAAAGAACTCATTACTCATAGCTCCATACAAACTATTCATTAAAATTTTAATTGCAAGTTGTTGGTTTCCATAAGTTTGGATCCTTGTATCTATTTCACTCTTATCTCCACCTTGCTCTTTTTCTTCTTCAGCTTCTAACATTTTACGTTTCATCTCAACACGTTCTTTATATAAACTATCAATAAGATCCGGAATAATTCCTTTTTTAGTTTTACTAAAATATATACCTTTTGCTGTCATACAAAGTTCTTTTTCTATCTTAAACTCATCACCTTCAAGTAATCTATCTACAGTAACACCTTTCATTTCTTTATCGACAATCGTTTCAGGAGACATATTATACTGCATAATTAAATGAGGATATAGACTATTAAGATCAAAACTTACAACCCAATCATGCATACCAACTATAGGATCCTTAACATGAGCACCTTCTATCTGTCTTTCTTTTTGAACTTTTTTCTTAGGTGGTACAACTAAACTTCTTCTTCTCATTTCATTATAGATAATACTATCCCACATTCCAACACTTCCAAATGCATCAGATAAATTAGTTAAACTTTTATATGCAACTGTCATAGCTAAAGTTAGTAATCCAGTTCTTTGTTCAATCTTATCAACTACTTGTACATCTCGAATATTATAATCTATAAACTTTTGATGGTTCTCTTTATATAAAGTAAATAAGTTTCCATACTCACTATAATCCAACTTACGTTCACCTAATACAACATTAGCTATATGATCCAACTTATAACTTTCTTGTGTACCATAAGTATATCCATACTTCTTAAATACATCAAGATAATCAAGTTGTTGTATTCCAGTTAAATTAAAAAAGTGATGAGGATTACCACCTATAAATATTTCACCTTTACTTACTAACTTCCAAGGTGATAAATCTTTCTTATATTTTTCTCCAAGTATTCTTTCAACTCTATTTGCAATATAAGTTATATCAAACAATCTACTATTCCAACCAGTAACTACATCAGGATAATTTGTAATCCAATGATTAATAAACTTCTTCAACATATCACGTTCATCTAAACATTTTATATACTTGATAGTTTCTTCACCAGTTAACTCAACAGAACATTCATCTTTGCTCCACTGACCAAGAGCCCAAACATAATATACATTATCAATATTATTTTTTATAGTGATTGCAGTTATTGGAAAGTGTGCATGTTTAGGATCAGGAAAACCTCTATCACTTTGCACTTCTATATCTATTGTAGTTACATTAATGATCTTTCTATCAAAAGAAATACCATTCATAAAATAATCTGAAATGAATTGGTGTATATAGTTTGCATTACCATACACATTAAGATTAGGTAAACCTTCATACTTTTTGAGATACTCCATACAATCTCTCATAGTACCAGGTTTAATTGGTCTTACACTTTGACCCTGTAGTGTTTTATATTTACTGTTAACGTCATCAGCAACGAACAAAGTAGGTTGATACTTTATTCGTGCACTTTTCTTGATACCGTTTGCATAACCTCTAAAAAGTATAAGATTACCATATCGGTCGACACTTGTATAAAAAGCATTTTTCATTAAGCTGATTATACATCATGTTTTTAAATTAGGCAACGGTCCTGTTGGTTTAATTAAGCCTGAACCAAGAGTTTGGTTATAGGCATTTTCTATATCTCTTTTAGGTTCATATGTCATAACAATTTTATCTGTTGCTATCTCAACATCTCTTATTTCACCAAATGGACTATAAGGAGCAAAACCCACTAATGGTTGTTTTGTCTTCTCATCCATTCTCATTTGAATAACTGCAGCATTCTCAACTTTTGTAAGATCTATACCTTTCCAATTTGTTGTATCAAAATCAGCTACTTTACCAAATACATCTTCACCTGTCACTAATCTAAACGCTCTTACTTCACTAGCCATTTACTTTTCTCATCCTTTCTACTAATCTATTAGCTCTATTTGTTACTTGTTTATACCATTTACTATCAACCATCTCATCAGCTGCTTTATTCCAATCTTTTGTATCAACACCCTTTTTCATTCCTTTGAATGCTGATAATCTTGGACGACCTAAATTAAACATCATGTTAGCAATAATATGTTGAACTTCTTCAGGAAGATCATTAAAGTCTGGATATAATATTTCACAATCTTTTAAAACTATATCTAAATCTTTTTCTAAACACTCAAGTACTCTATCTTCACTAACTATAGTACCAAGTGACTTCTTCCATTCTGGATCCTTTTCAACTATTAAATGACCAACACCAAACGTTGGATAGCCTAAATGATCTTCGTAGATATGTTTTACCATACCTTCATCAGCTATTATTTCTTGTTTTAATTTATGTCTGTTCATAATATTCCTAAGTTTGGGGCTCCGGAGAGCCCCTGTTATTATTTGTCTTCCAACAATAGTTGAGGCTTAGATGCACCTATCTTTATTGTTTTTGGTTTATCTTCCTCTGGAATAACATTCTCTAACTCAATATAAAGAATACCATTCACTATGTTAGCTCCTTTTACTTTTATTGTATCTGCTAAAGTAAATTGTCTTGTGAAACTTCTTTGACTGATACCTTTATGAATATATTCAGCATCAGCTTTAGAAGCTCCAGCACCCTTTACTGTTAGCACTTGTTTTTCAACTGTCACATCTATACTATCCATAGTATGTCCAGCAACAGCCATTTCTATTACATATTTGTAGTCTCCTTTACCTACCTTAACAATGTTATAAGGTGGATAGTTAGAGTTTGCTACTACTTGTTGTTGTGTTTGTTTGAATTGATCAAAGATTCTGTCAATTCCAATCAATCCTGTATTGAATTGATCTAGTTCTTGAGCTTTCCAATTAGCCCAATCAAAGTCTACGCTTACCATGTTGTTCCTCCTTTAATAAGCAAGGTTTGTATTATGAACACCCTATGCGGCATGTTCACTTTTATTTATCATATCTCTCCTAAGTTTTAGTATCAACTTAATGTGAGCTATAACATTTTTTTTAGTTCGGTGTTTTAGATTATAATGTTCAAATTGTCCAACATATATTCTATCGACCTTTCTTATTGTTGCAATGCGTCCGTCGTCGTCCCACATCTCCCAATAAACTTCACCAGAGTCTTCACGTATCTGTTTAATCATAATTTAATATTATACTAAGTTAAAATTAAAATCAACTATCTTTTATCAATAGCATTACTGTTAGCAATCAATCGTAACTTTAATGCTTCTTTATCTGATATAACTACAGGTTTAGGTTTATCAAATAATTTAATTAAAAAATTTAAAATCATATACAACTTCCTTCAGGATACTCTCCATTTTCTTCAGGAGACTTTTTATGTTTTAAATAATAATCTCTTGCTTTTCTGACATTAGCGCCATGATGGTTTGTCATCTCACACCACTTCTTAATGTATTCATTCTCTGGATCCAAACGTAAAACTTCTTTTACTAAAGTTTCTTGTA